ATTTTGTTCGATCCGGGTAATCAACCCCAACCGTACCAGCGGTCAGGGGATGCCAACCCACATGGAAGATGCCTTGGTGGAAGGGTGTGGCAGTAAATTGTACACGGAAGACGATCTTGAAGCGCCAACCATAAGCATAGTCGAGTCGAGACAAAGTCTGAAAATAAGTGTTCAGTTCATTGGTGCCAATCTTGATGACCTTCACAGGGCCCCGGGCGGTACCAGGTGCGATGGAACCGTTGAAAAGTCTGAAAGGACGAGCAAACCATCTCTTCATATCTGAGATCTGGTCGCTGTTGTCAGACGTAAAACCGGGACTTTTGTGATAATCGAAAGGATCAGCATGATTAGTACACTCACCTTCAAAAGTAGTCAAACCCGTGGTCTGCTTGTTGTCTGGAGGGCTCATGTTCATCATATCGGGAAACTCATTGATAGTTGTTGGATTGGCAAGTGCAGATAGTGTGGTTGATTGCACTCAGTCTTCAACCACACCGCCAGGTGTGCGGGGTATCGGTGGCTAACCTTCCCACCCCGCGAGCTAAAAAGCTCAGGAAACTTAACCAGAGGTTGTCCTGACCACGCGTCCACTTGACCTGACGTTATTTTATGTCGGCGTGCGTATATATCTCCAATGGAAAAGCCTAGGTTTAACGTCCCTAGTTGACGGTTTTCTTAGAGTTCATGCCAAACAGCAACTCCTCATACGACATTTGTAGGGCCTGACTCCACCATTTTACGTGGACATCTTCCCTCGGCAAGAAAATCAAGCCGGTTTTGGGCACAACCAAATCTCCCCAACCGTATTCACGGCTGGTTCTTTGGAGCCGCGTGCCGAGCTCACACCAGAAATCGAACGAGTGAAGAGATGCTTCTAAGAGGCTCATCACAAGTACACCTTGATACTCAGCCTTAAAGGCAGCACTCAAAGGGTTCAACTTAGTCCAAACAAGAGGGCTGATGATAGAATCCTTCGCGAGGGCGCCAACAAAGTCCCGGTTCGGACAGGTGGTGCGCTTGAGGAAATCGCACTCGTTGATCTTGCGAAACGCCTCAGAGTCCTCGTTTGAGGTTTTATCTTCACGTGTGTAGATGTACCCAAGGGAAGCCAACTCCTCACCAAGGCGTTTTTGATTATACGCCTTGGAACTGGGGCTGACAGTGATGATATTGTCGTCACCGTACACGATGGGAAACACTTCGGACCAAAAATCTTTATTAGGACAAACTCGACGGAAACACATTATAAGGAGGAGCAAATTGATGATGCCATTGACAAACGAAGTGAAAAAGTGGCCACTGGGAAGGGCCTTGTCCCACTCGAAGAACACGTGAGCACCATTAAAGTACACAACGTGTTTAGAGTGAACCAAGTCTTTCCAAATGTTACGACGGGTTTCAGAGTGCTCATCATCATACA